GTATTATTAAATCAAGGTTTGCGCTGGAAACCGACCAATTAATAAATAAACAAATATACGAGATGTATGACCTATACAAAGAAGCAAGAGAGACAGGGGACTTTGGAACATCAAGGAAACTATTGGAGGATATAAGAAAGATACAAGGGATTGATAGTCCTGAAAAAATAAACATTAAACACGAAGGAATAATAAGAGTGTCCTTTGGTGATGAAGAAAATTAAAATATGAGACAACAGATTTGGGATTGGAAAAAAGAACAGAGTGGAACAGACCACTTAACAGAGATGGTTATTAAAGACCCTACTATATGTTATACAAGTGAGGGTATGGCTAAACATCTTATATCCCTAATTGATTTTAAGGACGGAGATAAAGTAATGGAACCTTGTTTTGGTGATGGAGCGTTCTACAATAACCTACCAACTAATACAGATAATATATTCTGTGAGATTAATATGGGTGTGGATTATCTAACTTATAAACAAGAGGTAGATATAACATTATCAAACCCACCATTTGTCCCACGCAAATTGTTTTGGTCGTTCCATCAAAAGGCTATGGAGACAACAAGACGAGAGATATATTGGTTGATTAACTTTTCATCGTTAAATGTTTTTACACCGAACAGGGTTGAAGAGATGGAGAATAAAGGGTGGTATATACAGAACCTACACATCGTAGGAGATAAGAGATGGTTTGGTAGATACGCGTGGGTAAAGTTTGGACGACAACCAAATACAATATTATCATATCACAAAAAAGTATTTTAATGAATATTAGATTATTCAAACCACACGCAAAACAAAGAGAGTGTATAAACCGTATTGAAAGTTCTTTGGCAAAATATATTATTATTGACTGTGGAAGACAGTTCGGTAAATCATTATTAGCACAGAACTTAATATTAAAATGGTGTTTAGAAAATGATAATAGTATTGGGTTTTGGGTTAGTCCTATCTATTCACAAGCAAAGAAAGTGTTTGATGAATTGGTTAAAGCACTAAAAGAAACAGGATTAATTAAATCCACAAACAGGAGTGAGGTATGGATTAAACTAACAAACGGTTCAACCATACACTTTAAGTCAGGAGAGAAACCAGACAACCTACGAGGTTATACATTAGATTTTCTCGTAGTAGATGAAGCTGCGTTCATTAGAGATGAGGTATGGAATGAGGTATTAAGACCAGCAACATTAGTAAGAGGTAAGAAGATATTGTTTATATCCACACCAAAGGGTAAAAACTATTTTTATAACCTATACAACAAAGGTGTAAGTGAAGAGACACCAGATTATTTATCCTTAAAATATACAAGTTATGACACACCCTTTATTACAGAAGATGAAATTAACGAGGCGAAAAATAGCCTACCTGATGATATATTCAGGCAAGAGATTATGGCGGAGTTTATTGAAGATGGTGGAGAGGTGTTTAGACACTATCATCAGGCGCAACTAATGACGAGATGGCAAGAACCTGTGGAGAGTGAAAGGTATTGGGCGGGGATAGATTTAGGTAGACAGAATGACTTTACCGTATTGACTATAATAAATAATTTCAATCAGGTAGTTTATATATACAGAGAGAGAAGAAATAATTGGACGAACATAGTAGATGAGATTGTAAGGGTATTAGAGAAATACAACGCACGAGCAATAGTGGAGGTGAATAGTATTGGTGATGTGATATACGAACAGATATTCAAAAGGTATAGGAAGATAGAAGCGTTCCACACAACCAACCAAAACAAGGAAGAGATAATTGGAAACCTTATAGTTCAAATAAACGAACAGACAATACTACTCCCAACCAAACAACTGTTTGAACCATTAGACACAGAATTAAGGGTCTTTACATTTGAGTATAGCACAAAGAGTAGAAAGATTAGATACTTCGCACCAGCAGGGTTTCACGATGATTGTGTGATGAGTTTAGCGTTCGCAGTAGAGAGTAAAAGAAATAATGTTCCTAAAAAGTTTGTAGTAGCGTAATGATAAAAAAGATAGATATAGAGATTGATGGTATAGATTATACTTTGCCAGACGAAATTACGGTGAGCCACTATGGCGAGATTATGAGACGAATGTCTTTGAGTGAGAGTATAATAGATAAAGCACACGATGTAATAGGAGTATTACTGAATATACCTTATACCATATTAAGAGAGTTAGACCCTGATGAGATGGCTGAATTATCCATATATCTCCAAAATAAGGTCAGTTCACAAGATGTTGGATACATACCCTCATTTACTTTCAAAGATGTAAAATACACGGGTGTGGTGTTGAATAAAATAACCTTTGGTGAGTATCTTGATATAATCAATTTGGTTAAGAACGAAGCGTCCATATATATGAATATACATAAGATATGTGCGTTGTTATACAGACCTGAAATAAATGGTAAGATAAGTTTATATGATATAGAACAACACGAGATACAGAGTGAGATATTCAAAGACCTACCACTACAATATTTCTTTGGGATATTCAAGAACCTATTTACCTTTTTAGCACAGATGAGAAAGGACTTTGTAGTATTGTTTGGTGAGGAAGGAGATTTACCTGAAAAACCAAAGGAAGAGAAGGACGAACAGGAAGAACAAAGTAATTTACCCTGGTATAAGATGATTATGTCTTTGACTAATGATGATTTTACAAAAATAGATTATGTAACAGGTCGTCCATTAGTTGAATGTATGAACCATCTTGTATATATTAAATTAAAGATAGAAGACGAGAAACAACTTATTCTTCAACAACAAAACAAAATGAACCTATGAGTAGTAAATTAAAAACATTTAGGGGGTTTGTTAAAGACCTGAAAAAGATATATGAGAAACACCAACAGATTAAGGACTTTGGGTTTGGATTTATTGAAGATATAACATTTAAGAACCAGGGCGACACAACAACACAATACCCTTACCTATTCGTAATTCCAGATACAACGGTAGTAGATGAGAGAGAATTACAATATTCAATTAGATTAGTAATGATGGATAGAGTTGTTAATTACACAGACGACAACTTATTAGATATTATGAGTGATATGAACCAAATACTACAAGATGTGGTAAGTCAGTTTGCTTTCTCATATACAGCAGAGAATGGAGATTATACAGGAATATATCAAATAGATTTACCAGTTACTCTACAACCTTTTGCGGACAAGTTTGACGATTATGTCGCTGGTTGGTTCGCCACCATAAACATCACATTAGCACAACCACTTGATAGATGTGACGCACCATTTGATAGTTTTGAATAATGGCAATACCTGAAAGATTATTATTAAGACAATCCCTACAAAGGTCAGCACGAGAGTGGTTGAAGATTTATAGGGAAGAGTTAGGAAAGAATAGACCACACGGGTTAGGAAAGGACGGACAAGCAAAGAGTGGGTTTAGTCCTGTGACCGCAAATAGTATTGCGTCAGGTAGAGCGTTAGAAGCAGGTTATGAGATTATAACCAACGATGATGGAACATACGAGATTATATTTGGACTACCTGATTATATATATTATTTAGACCAGGGTGTAAGAGGTGGTAGGTTTCAGGAAGGAAGAAAAAGAGGCGGTGGTGGTTCATCACCATTTCTTAAATCCATAATGAATTGGATAGAAACAAAAGGAATTAGAACAGAATTATCCACTATGAGTTTAGCGTTCGCAATAAGAACGAATATACTTAATGAGGGTATTGAAGCAACAAATATCATATCAACTATAAATGAAAGATTTTTAGAAGAGTATGGGGAACAAATAGCGGACGATTATATGGTTAATATAGAAGATTATATAATAGATAATATGAAGAGAGTTTTAGAAAAATACAATTAATATGGCAATAACGGTAACACAAACACCACAATATATAAAACAGGCGTATAGTGATAATGTCTTAACAGTATCATCTAATGAGGTAATATCAAAGTTTAAGTTTAAATATGTCTTTGATTTATTCGCAAAGACAAATGAAGCAGTATCTTATTCCTATTTGGGTAGAGTAAGACAAACACCAAACCCATCAGGAGTTGGTATGTTAGATTTAAGTAGATACTTACAATTACAATTATCACAGGATTTATATAGTGGTAATACCGCTGATTTGAATTGGGTTCCTTATACATTAAAGACAACATTAGGAACATACTATGTAATGTGCGGGGAAGAATATTCAACAACATTATCAGGTTCAACAATATTATATAATGGTAATGGGACAGCCTCAACAGGAACAACATTATCATCAACAAGCACAGGAGTATTAAATGTATTTAACGGGGTTCATCAATTTAGTGAAGGATATAATTGGGTTAATACAAATTATTTCAAAGCAACAGATAGATATATTTTATCTAATCAACCACTAACACAATACAGGGAAGCAGACGAACCAATTTGTATTGGAGTATTAGCGGGAGATAATCAAGCAGGTGAAGACGCTAACATATCAAGGTTAGGTTATACAGCAACATTTTATTTTACAGATGGAACAACCACAGGATATACAAGTAATAATGGTTCATATACAGCGAGCACCATTAATGGATATTATATGTCGGGAACAATACAAGATATATTAACAGCCAATTCACAAACAAAGGATTGGACGAAGGTTGAATTATCTATGTCTACCGAATATGAAAAAAGAATTATATATAAGAAGAATTGTCCTTGGCAGAAATACGAACCGAGAGATGTGATATTCTTAAACAGATATGGAGTGTGGGATACATTTAGATTTTATGGTAGTAAAGATGAAGCAGTAAAAATTACAAGAGCAACATACGAAAGAGCGTATGGAACTTGGGCAGGTAATTCATACAACTATCAAACATACGAGAGAGGAACAAGTAATATATCAACAGAATTACAAGTTGATGGTGATGTGATGAGTGATTTTTTAGATAGAGATACTGTGAATTGGTTGGAGGAATTATTAACATCACCACAGGTATATTTGTTAGATGAAATAGTATCAAACAAATTATTGCCAATCAATATCACCAGCAGTGATTTTAAGAGACAAATAAAAGGAAATGTGAAATTAAGACAGGTTAGTTTCAAATACAAATATTCAACACCAACAAGAACACAACAACAATAGTTTATGGAGACACTCATACAGGTAACCAATTTAAGTGGTTCAACTATTATACTTGACTTATACGATGATGTATCGGTAAATCTTAATATGTCCTTTGCGGAGATACAAGATATTACAAGTCGTAATAGTGGATACTCACAAACTTTTAGAGTGCCAGGAACACCTATAAATAATAGTTTCTTCAACTATATGTTTAATGTGAACGCAGATAATCTATCGTTTGATATACAAAAATCTGTGTTATGTTCTATTAATTATAAGGGTAATACAATTTTAGATGGTATATTAAGATTGTTAAAGATTATTATTACAAATGATAAGGTAGAGTATGAGGTGAATATACAAGATGAGGTTGGGGTGTTTATAAATAACATCAGTAATAAACTATTAACAGATATTGATTATACGGACTTAAACCACACATACAACGCAACAAATGTTAAAGCAAGTTGGAACGCAACTTATTCAGTTACAGGAACAACAGGTGGATTAAAGGACGGACAGATATTATATCCATTTCAACACATAGGTTATTTATATGACGATACAGGTAATATTATAACATCAGGTTCAACATCTTCACCCGTATTGGAATTATATGGGAACGCAGGTTCTATATCAAATGTATTATCACCGATGAAGACAACTGGTTTTAAACCAGCAATACAAATCAAATCAGTATTAGATAGAATATTCCAACAGAATGGTTATACATTACAAAGTAACTTTTGTGATACGGAATATTTCAGGAGGTTATATATGCCACTCATATTCAACAACGATGGGTATTATATATCAGCAACGGGAGCAACAATAGGAACATCACAAGTGGCACAATCAATTACAAGTTCACCACAAGGATTTAGTTTTTCAGGAACAACTTGTATGGTAATAGAAGGTTACGCAGAGATGGATAAATACATTTACAATAACGGAGCAACATATCCACCATACGGTTGGAACTTTGCTAATGG